ACATATTTCTTTCGTTGGTGTATGTAAAGTGTTAGAATAAGGTGTTACTAATATAAATAAGGAAGGAAGTGAAATAAAGTCCTTTACTTTTTCTACTTTACATTTATTAGTAGCATTGAGTAGATATAAAACGAGCATTATGGTTGTTAGTTAAAATGTCAATGGTGGAGTAATTAACCACAAACTACTAATATATCTATTCAATGGTGCTTATAAATAGGCGCTATTCAATCTCCTGTTTAAATATAGTTTGCAGGAATTGTCTATATTGTCTTGTTTTATGTATATGTAGCTCGAACTACATATAACACTATCTTTTATAGGGGAATACTCCAATTATTCCCCTAAACAAGAAGTGTAAAACTTATATATTGGAGGTATAAGTATGAAAGAAATATGGAAAGATATTGAAGGATATAGTATTTATCAAGTATCTAATTTAGGAAATGTTAAAAATAAAATAACAAATAAACAATTATATTATTCTAATTCAAATAATGGATATTTAAGAGTTGGCTTATTTAAAGACCATAAAAGAACAATGTATTCTATTCATAGATTAGTCGCAGAAGCATTTATACCTAATATACACAATAAGCCTTGTATAAATCATAAAGATTGTGATAAGAAAAATAATTGTGTAGATAATTTAGAGTGGTGTACTTATAAAGAAAACAATTCTTATAAAAATCACAATTTAAAAAGAAAATTATCTTCTGCGTTGTTTGAATTAAGGAAAAATTATCCAAATGAAATAGAATTAATTAACGAATTGGAAAAAATCAAAAAAGAAATTAATAGATTATAAGTAGTGTACTGATGATATATAAAATAGTTGTGGTAAAAGGTTTATTCTAGAACTGACCTATCGTAAACAAACCTTTATATCATTAGTACAGTGCTTATAAATGATTTTTAATATTCGTTAAACGAATAGGCACTATGTCTTATATTGACTTCGGTCGGTATAGGCTTCAAAGCACAATGTGTGATAGTATACATTAACACATTGTTTCATACACTTCGTAATCTGAAAAGAGTAATGTGGTGTATGCGAGAACATATTAATTTATGTTCTTTTTTTTATGCCAATTTGGTTTAAATGTCAAAACATGATATAATTAATAGGGTAGGTAATATGCGAGAAATAACTAGACAAATGATTAAGAAATATTACATAAACAGGCTAAAATATGACTTTATGGGCTATGAATTTGATAGAAATGAAGAATTATCGTTTCACCATTTAATAATACCAAAGAGAAAATGCCAAAATATGGAACATAAAGGGTATGAAGAATGGAATGGTGCAATATTAGTGCAAGATACAGCCCATGAATACTTACATAAGATAGAAATATACGATAGAGATATATTTGAATATATAACGAAAGAAATGATACTCGAAAATACTAGTTGTATAATAGATATGGAAAATATAACAAGAATCAATGATGCTTTAGGGCAATTTGAAAAAGAATATTTAGGAATGAAAACACCTAAAGGGAATGAAATAGTAAAAGAAGATTATATAATAAAGAGAAAATTACAGAAAAATGGTCTTATGTTATAATATATATGAAGGAGAGTTAGAATGAAAATAGGAATAATAGTGCCATATTATGAAAATAGTAGTGTAATGAAAGATAAATTAAAGTGGCTTATTAATGTAATTGGGTATCAAATGCCTGAATTTGAGGCAAAATATAAGGATTTTGGCACAGAAATAGAAGTGGCCATAATAGATGATGGTAGTAAAGCCAATTGGCTAGATGAATATAATAGCCATTTCTTTAAAATTATTCATTTAAAAACAAATTGTGGCGTTAGTGAAGCGAGAAATGCAGGATTGGAGTATTTTATTCATAAAGTAGATTATATTGGGTTTATAGATGCAGATGATAGTGTTTCTACAGATTATATAGAAGAAGCATATAGATTAATGTTACAAGGCTATGATTTTATAGATAGTAGATTAATACAAGATGGGATAGAGATATTTGGAACAAATGAAGGGTATAGCAATTTGAAAAAGATAATAAGAGGGGGAGTAGCAGGTTGTTTTTTTAAGAATAGTGTAATAAAGGGGCATAGATTTAATAAAGAATTACAAATAGCCGAAGATACTACTTTTGTAAAGGAAGTAATAGATTTAGAAAAGAATAGTAAGGCAGTAAGTATGGGGGTATACATCTATAATCATGGAATAAATACGAATAGTTTGACAATGCGACATGCAAGAGGGGAAATAAGTGAAAAATTTGAAAAAGACTATCTTACAATAAAATATGAAGAAATCCTTGATAATAACTTAAATGAATTAAAACTAACTTTTAATGAATTAGGAGAAAATGGTGTTAGTTTAGATGATTGTTATAATTTTGCTGATAGAATGAAGTTAAATATGGATATGCCACAATCTAATGTTGTAGTTTTTAAAAGTATTGACAAAATTGATAATAAATAGTATATTATACTTGTATTGATTCTCTCTCAATAAACTTTAAATTGAAAACATTTTTCATTTTTCAAATCAATACATTTAAAAAGAGCAATTTATTGCTCTTTTTTTGTTATGTATATCTCAGTTCTAGAATTTTCTTTATCATAATCAGCAAATGTTCCATCTATAGATGCTACTATAGAGTAATTATCATCAGATAATATCTTATATTTTACTAAAATGTCTGATATAGCCTGTAAAAGATTGGTTAAATCACATTTTCTTCTAGTTTCCATATAAAAATGACACTCTAAATTGATAGGAAAATCTATGGGTTGTTCAAGTGTAGGCATATATTGTTTACACTTTTTTTCATACTCTTGATAAGGTTTACTAGGTATTACTATTCTTCTTCCTCTTACCATAACAATAGATTGATGATTTTTTTTAGTTACAGGGTTAATAGGTATAGTTATTTTAATCATATTTTATCCTCCAAGTATATTATATCAAATCAAATAAAATGTGGCAAATATGGGCTTAAATTGACTTTTTAGAGGGTTTCTAATATAATTGTGTTAAGAATTGGAGATAGGAAATGAAGAAAATTAAGGAAATTGTTGAGAATAGTAACTTAAATGTTCAAAAAAATAACCAAAATGAACTAAGAAACCTTGAACAAGACTTTGTAGATAATAAAATAATGAAAATGGAAGATTATATTAATGATAGAAAAGAAAAATTGTGTGATGAATTAATGCAATTTGCTAATGACCATACTGTTCCGTCTGCATGGGATAAAGATGGCGACCCAATAGCATACAAAACTGTGGTAAAACCATTAGTAATAAATAATTACCTATTTAAGTCTATATGCCCTATAAATTCAGTAGAACCCATATATAATGCTGAAAAATTAGGCATGGTATTTGATTATTATAACTATTTAGTAGCCGAAATTAACGATAAAATAGGAGATTATCCTAGTTCATTGACATCTTTTTGTAAATTAGCAGGTATTACTCTTAATACATTAAGACAATATAAAAATAGTGATGACCTAAATATGAGAATAATTGCTGAAAAAATATATGACCAAATTGGTGATGAAAATATGACATTAGGGCAATTAGGTATTGTAAAGGAAAGAACAACAATGTTTAAATTAAGAAGCCAAAATGAATTAACAGAGGCTCAAAGACCTAGTGTTAATATAAATATAACTGATAAAATAGATACTAATGTAATTGAAGATAGAATTGGCAAATATGCTAAATTTATTGATAAAAAAAGCAAATAAGAGGGATTAAAATGAATAATAATCTTAATGAAAAACAAATATGTGAGTATTTAGATAAATATTTTGCCATTTTAAAGAATAACTTTAGTACTAAAGTAGTAAATAAGATTTCATATAATGAATTAGCCGATATGAGTTCAGACATTAATATTATGTTAACTAAATTGTATAATTTTAACTTTAAAAAAAGTGGTCAATATTGCATTGATGAGTTTATTCCACTACTAGAATTGTTAATAAAGATAGATAATAACCATAATCATTTGATAGAATATGAAAGATATTTAAAAAACGCTTATAGAATAAGTGCTAGAATATCTCTTGAAAATTATATGATATATCGTGAATGGGATTCAAAAGAAGAAGATAAATTTTATATGCCTAGATATGAAGTTTTATGTGGATATATTCACTTTTTACAAGAAGTTACTATGAATCCTAAATTTAGACTACTTATATTTAATGCACCATCTGGACTTGGTAAAACATATCCTGAAAAGATTAGTGAAGCATGGAATTTTGGCATTGACCCTACTGGAACAGTATTATCATTATGTTCAAATGATAGTGTAGTAAAAGGTGGTTCAAGAACTGTTAGAGATGAAATGAAAAGTGATTGGTATGGCGAAGTATTCCCTAATATGAAGTGGAATAAAGAAGATAAAAATTACTTTTTAAAAGAAACTGATAGTGAATGGAAATTAAAAGATTGTAAATTACTTGCTTCATATTATGCTGATACAGTTAATTCAAATGTAGTAGGAGAAAGAGCAAGTCAAAGAATACATATAGATGACTTATATGCAGATTATTTAGAGGCTATGAATCAAGAATTAAATGAATATTTTAAAAATAAATATTTAACAGTATGGACTCAAAGATTTGTTCAAAATTTAATACCAAAAATGGTTGTAACAGGTACATTATGGGCTAATGGTGATTTTATGTCATTATTAATAGGTATGATAGAAAAAAAGAATACTTTATATCCTCACCCAAAATATAAATATTGTAGGGTTAATAAAGACCAAACAATAGCAGTTATTCAAATACCTGCATTAGATGAAAATGGAGAAAGTACTTACCCTGATGTTAAATCTACTGCTGAAATAATGGAACTAAAGAATAATATGGAAGAATATATATTTGAAACTAACTTTCAACAAAAACCAACAGACCCAGAAGCACTTACATTTAGTTACAATAATTTAAGAACTTATGAGCAAATACCTGCAACTGATTTTATTGGAACATATAGTGTAATAGATGCTACAAGAAGAAGTGGTAAAGACTTTTTTGCTATGCCTATATTTATTAAAGTTGCTAATGAAAACTTTTTTGATTATTACCTAAAAGATACTATATTTACTAGAACTGCAACTAAAGATATGTATGACGAAATTGTAGCCAAGATAATAGAACATCATATTATATTTCTAGTAATAGAAAGTAATGTTACAAGTGAATTAAAAAAGGCACTAGATGAAAGATTAACAGCAAGAGGAATATCATATTGTG